TTTGTTTTATATTTTCTTTATATAGATGTCATCATCGAATGAACAATCTGGTAGTTCCTCTCCTACCAATCAATCGTCGAATGGAACTCATTCGAACAGCCAATCGTCTGGAAACAATAACAGCAATCAATCAAGCCAATCTTCAAACAGCTCTTCTAACTCAACAGATATATCCTACAATGTATCCATATCCATTAGTGACTCCTCCTATAACAATGTATCCATATTTGACCTATCCTGTGACCATACCTTACCTACCATTATACCCATAGTCAGTGATTTATCTATGAATACCACATTCGGTGTCGGTTACGAAATTACAAATCAAGAAGGCACTGGTGCGGACGGTACTATTATTGACCGTGTTACTTTTGATACTACTCTCCCTGCTTTATATGACCCTGATATTCATGAAAATCTTTCACAATATGTTGAAACTTATGATGACGAGTTTGACCCTAGTGGACAAACTATCGCACTTGTTAATCAAATAAAATCATATGCCGCACAAATACAGTGTGAGGATTTCCATGGAAAAGGTACTATTGAGGATTATACTACTCTTTTTCAAGCTGCGGGTAGAATCGCTACTGAAACCAAACATATGGAACTTAACGTTGATATTGAAGGTTTCAATCAATTTGCTGATGCTGCTGATGAATTGAGTGAATTATTCACAGGTTTTATTACCAAATTACAAAATGTTAATATTATTAATGATATTGGATTTTTAACATCTATTTCAATAGCACTCGGTAAAATTGTTAATTTATCCAATATTTTCGGTAAATTTAAACAAACTGTTTTCGCTACTACTGTTATTCAATTACCAAAATCAGCTCATGAAACCAAAATCGTTATCGAAGATGTTATGGGAGAAATCAATTGTGCTATGAAATATATCAATTATTTCGTTTCACCTACTGACGCATCTTTAAACGGCGCAGCATTATCTCCTGAAGAGAAAAATATTATTAATAAATCCGTAGAAACTATTGATACTTGGAATAATTTATGCGAACATGGTGTTAGTATTGCTATGTCTGATAATATCGATGTAAAATATATTCAACAAGCTAGTAATGAATTAAAACAAACTACTAATACATTAAAAAACGCCACTAATACACTCAAAACTAAATTAGCCTCTTATAATATCCTTTGTTAGAAATCTTCATAAAATATTATATTCATAAAATATCATATTTTATATTTTCGTATACATTGTTTCTATCAAACTATTCATCACGTTCTCATATAATAATATTATTTCAACCTTTTGTTCTTCTGTCAAATGTTCTATATATAATTTTTGGTAATCATTTAATTTTTTATAATTTACTATGTCCTCTTTCAATAATTGATAAGCATCTAATTGAATACTTTTACGCTTATTTAATTGTTTCAACATTTTATATTTGAATTATTATAAATTATGTCTATATTATTTTTTTACAAATATTTTTTATTAGTGTTATACAGTTCTAATTTTGTAATCATAATATCTATATTTTTTATTTTATTATAATAAATTAAATAAACTACATAAACTTATTATTCTATATTTATTTAATGAATCAAATTATTTTTTTTGTTCTCTTATTTTCTTTCTCAAATGGATTATTTTTTCCTATTACAAAGAATATACGTGGATATGTATCAATGAATATGAACTATCGAAAATATCCTATTTCTAGTTATAATGAGAACTATCTCAAAAGACTCAATTCAAAAAATGCTACTGTACAAATGAATGAAATTTTAAATAACCAAAATGAAGGCTTTTATAATCCAGAAGAAGACTTAGATGAACCTGAAATGTTTGATGAATTGTTAAATAATAATAATACTACTGGAAAACGTAGATCAGGTGGAGTACGTATCATTATTAATAAAAGTGTTATCAATCAATTAAGTGCTGACTTACAAAATGCGAATAATGTTGGTGATAGTGATGAACAACAATCTGAATATTACGACATCTATGGTAATCCTATGCGTTCATATGGAAAACGTGGCGAAAGTTCGTCCAGTAGAACACGAAAATCTGAAAATTTCGAAGTTATTGAAAAATCACCTATTAGTTTTATTGATGTTGGTGGTTACGATAATATTAAAAATGAATTAAATCAGTGTATTGATATTCTTTCTAATTATACTAAATATGCTCCATACAACGTAAGAGTACCAAAAGGTCTTATTTTTGAAGGTCCTCCGGGTAATGGTAAAACATTATTAGCAAAAGCATTGGCTGGTGAAGCTAAAACCGGCTTTATTGCTGTATCCGGTTCAGAATTTCAAGAAAAATATGTTGGTGTCGGGTCTAGTCGTATTCGAGAACTTTTTAAATTAGCCAAACAAAACATCCCTTGTATTATTTTTATTGACGAAATTGATGCTCTTGGTCGTAAAAGGTCATCTGATGGTGATACTTCTGGTAACGAACGCGATAGTACTTTAAATGAACTTTTAGTCGCATTAGATGGTTTCAAAAATACATCGGGTATTTTTGTTATTGGTGCTACTAATCGTGCGGATTTATTAGATACTGCTCTTACTAGACCTGGTCGTATTGATAAACGTATTTATATCGGTAATCCAGATAAAATTACTAGAAAGGCTATTTTGACTATTCATTCATCCGGTAAACCTTATGATTCTACTATTGATATTGATAACTTAGTTGAAATCACTAATGGATTTTCTGGTGCTCAAATTGAGAACCTTTTAAATGAAGCAATGTTGAATGCTTTAAGAGAGAATCGAAATAAATTTACAACCAATGATGTCGATGTTATTGTTAATAAAATGCTTGCTGGTTGGCAACCATCTGAACATCAATTCACTACTGATATTATTGACCAAATTGCTATTCATGAATTAGGTCATGCTATCGTCGGTATGTTATCTACACATCATTCAAAAATGACTAAAGTTATTATCAATTTATCATCTCCAAATAGCCCCGCTTATACTGTATTTGAGTCTTCTAGTAGTAATATTTTAACACGAGAAGCTTTGTTTGAACATCTTATGATTTTATTAGCTGGTAGAATAGCGGAAGAAGTTTTTTATGGTGTATCTGTTACTACTGGTGCTATCAATGATTTTGAAGAAGCACTCAAATTAGCTGAAAAAATGGTTTGCTATTATGGAATGGGTAAGAAAATTATATACCCTAGTATGAGTGAAAAATATAAAGAAATCATCGATGAAGAAGTAGCCGCGCTTATTAATGATGCTTATGGTTATGCTGAATTTATTATTAGAAATTCAAAAGACCTAATTGAAGAAGGTTCTGATATTTTAAAACGTGACAAAATTCTAAGTTATGATTCTTTAGTTGAACTTATGAATTTAAAATATAAAAGTATTTTGAATCTAAAAATATAAAAATATTATTCGTATGTATGTATATATAAATGTCATCTGAACAAGATAATATTACTATCGAAATTGAAGAAACTATACCAGAACCTACCACAGAAGTTGTCACAGAAGAACCTACCACTGATATTGTCACAGAAGAACCTACCACTGAAGTTGTCACAGAAGAACCTACCATTGATGTTGTTCCTGACAATACTGAATTTAATCCATATAAAATTAAACCATTCTATTTAGAATCATCGAATGGATATGTAACTTATTTTAGGTTTGCTCCACATTTATTTATTCCTTCCAAAGAAATTCAATTTGCGGTTATTCTTATGAATAAATATTTTCATACAGTAGATTGTACTAATTATAAAATTTCTGGAGATGAATATATTAATTGGGGTGATGACGATGAATATATTATAAATCTGTTGGCCCAAAAAGCAAATTTAACACGTATATCCGACGAGGAACACGCAAAAATTCTAGGCGAACTATTTCCAAAAGGTCCATAAATATATTTGTTTATTATTATAATATTATATCTAAAAATATTATATTATACTCATGAACTTTAGTAATTCTATTAACGTTTTACCTTCTCCATTTTTACAGCAGCCAAAATATATTAATTATTTTAAATTTTCAGTTACTGAATTTATACCATTTACCAGTATCACTTTTAACTGTAACTTATTTACAGAAAATAATGATTATTTGGATACAAAAATTGTCTCTATGAATGGGAATGATTATAATAATTGGGGAAATGATGATAATTATGTTATTGAATTTTTATCTAATAAATTAGGTCTAACATATAATCCTAGACCAGTTGTCGAACCTGTCGTCGAACCTGTTGTTGAACCTGTTGTTGAACCTGTTGTCGAACCAGTTGTTGAACCTGTTGTCGAACCAGTTGTTGAACCTGTTGTCGAACCAGTTGTTGAACCTGTTGTCGAACCTGTCGAACCAGTTGTTGAACCAGTTGTTGAACCAGTTGTTGAACCAGCAAGTGAATAAAACTACAATTGCGCAAATTATAATTACAATTGTAAATTACAACACGATAAATGCTAATAAAAATATATTTAGAATTATTTATCTTAATATATTTTACTTAATACTATTTATGAATCTAAATACACAAACAATTGAGGTCGTTCCAATGCCATTCACACCTCCTATAAAGTATATATCTGGATTTAAATATTCGGTTATTGATTTCGATGCTTTTCAACAAATTACATTCAATTGCAATTTATATACATCGGATGGTCAATATATAGATACTAAGATAGTTGAATTATCCGGCTGTGATTATTATGGTTGGGGTAATGATGATACATATCTTATTGATTATCTAACTAGAAAACTTGGTTTAATACCTGTACCTATTGTCTTACCGGCATTGAATACAACATGTCCTCTTCCTGCTCATGATATTAGTAATAATGATATTATATTTTATTATTTAAAACTCGATGCTAACTATCAACCAATATTACCTAGTAATTTTTCAAGAGATGCTAGTAACGTCGTAATTGATGCTAGTGGAGTGCCTATTAAATTTCAACATCTTAAATATGATTTTGATGGACATCCTATTGTCTATAATACTCTTGAATTAGATGCCAGTTTTAACCCTATATTACCAGATGGTTATACTACAGATTCAAATCAAACAATTCGTGACCCAAATGGAGAACATATTGTCCTTGTCCATGATTATAATACACAATTTATATAAAACAATATTTATATAAAACAATATAAACATTTGGAATTTTTAATAAATAAATGAGTAAAATTACTTTTGTTTTAACTGCAATCAGAAAGGATGATATTCTCGCAAAAACATGTATCTCCTCTATTTTAAAATTGTTCAATAATAATGATATTTATTCTTTTTATATAATTACATCATTCCAAGATATGAATTATTTTTCACACTTATTTCAAGATTATAATAAATTTATAAAAATTATAAATGAAGATGATATTTATCCAAAAAAAAATAGTTATACTGGTTGGCATTTACAACAAATATTGAAATTATATATTTCAAAAATTATTTATACTGAATATTATTTAATTTTAGATTCTGATTGTTATTTGACAAAAAAAATAAATTATAGTGATTTATTTGTAAATAATAAACCTATACCGAATTTAATTCATAAACATAAAAATGATTGGTTATTAAAATCATGTCAATATTATGAGTTAGATTATGAAAAAGTTCCTGATACTATAATAAATGTTACTCCACAACTAATGAATACAAAAATTGTTGTAGAATTGTGTAATTCTAATAAAAATATTCCAGAATTAATTAATAATGGTTGTAACGAATTTTGGATATATTTTTGTTATATTTTAAAATATTATGATTTACATGAAATTTATCATATTGATTTAAATAAAACATTATCTAATAAATGTATATGGAATATCGAATGTATAGTTTCTAATTCAACATACGATAATATTGATGTTGAATCAATTAAAAAAACTATTGATGCTCAATTTAATGATAGTTTGACATTGTTTACTTTATTTCAAAGTAATATCCGCATTAATCCTTATTATTATATACCATTAATAAATCAAAATATTCAATTAAAATGTTTATCAGAAAACTAGATTCGTTACATTCGTTGTCATTGTTCGATAAATATTACATCTTTTCACATTAAAGACGCACAAAGTTGATTTGTCCATGATTATAATACACAATTTATATAGAATAATATAAATAATAAAAATAATATAAATAATGTTACGGTATAATATATATTATTTCTTAATATGTCAGCCGAATTAGACCCTTTTTATGAAAACTTAATACAAACATACAAATATGGAGGTATCGATGGAGGTCCTAGTGGATGGGCTAAATTATATTATGGTATATTTTCACAAGTCATTCGAAATAATAATTTTAAAACATGTGTTGAAGTTGGCATTGGATATGGTTTTCACGCAAGAGAAATTTTAGATAATACTTCTGTAGATAAATTATATTTAATTGACCCTATGTGTTATTATCCAAATGATGGTTTTACTGATTATGTTTTACAATGTGGAGGATTTGAAAAACTTGTTAAAAATATAAAAACACATTTGAATCCATATGAGAATAGATATACTTGGTATCGTACTCCTAGTTTAAATGTTACAAATGAACAAATACCAGATGGTTCTGTTGATGCTATTTTTATTGATGGAGACCATAGTTATGAAGCTGTAAGTAAAGATTTACCATTTTGGTGGAAAAAACTTCGTAATGGTGGGTGGTTATTAGGTGATGACTACCAAATGTGTTTTCCAGGAGTAATACAAGCTGTAAATGAATTTGCTTCTATTAATAATTTAAATTTAGAATTTTTAACAAAACCTAATATTAATTATCCTATTTATAAATTTATAAAAAATTAAGCTATCATGTTTTCTATTTTTCTTATTTACAAGTGTAAATTTGTAAATAAATTTCTAACATAATAAAAATGATTAATTGTTCTCGAATTATCCGTAAAAATATTCTCGCATGTCCAAAAAAAACTGAAATATTCAATAAAATAAATCCAATTCTTTTTGATGTATCATTACGTGATGGAATTCAAAATGCTAATATTGAGAACTTTCCAACATCAAAGAAAATGGAAATATTCAAAACTATTTACTCTGAAAATCTACCAAAACGCATTGAAATAGGTTCTCTAACATCTCATAAAATTTTACCTATAATGAATGATTCTATCGAAATGTTCAATTACGCAAAAGAATATTTAAAAATAAGAAACAGTGAATTGGAATTTACTAGAGATTTAGAAAAATATAATAATGATTTTGAAGGTATTTATTTACTCATTCCATCTCTTTCAAAACTCAATTTAGCATTAAATCATAATATACGTAATTTTTCTTTTATTACTTCTGTTTCTAATAAATTTCAAATTACAAATACTAAAAAAAATATTCGAGAAACTAAACTAGAATTCAAAAATATATTTGATTTATTAAATCGAGAACATAGTAATACTAATTTCAAAACAAAATTATATATTTCTTGTATTAATAAATGTCCTATTATCGGTAAAATAGATAATGATTTCATTTTAAAAGAGGTTCTCTATTATCATGGTAAATTTCCTTTTGATGAAATATGTCTTTCAGATACTGTTGGAGAACTTAAATTTGATGATTTTGAATATATCATTCAAAACTGTATATTTTTTGGAATACCTCCTTCCAAGATTTCGTTACATTTACATTATAAACCTTATAATTATCGAAATATTCAAAATATTCTTTTTTACTGTTTCAAAAATAAAATCAATAAATTCGATGTTTCCATGTTAGATACCGGTGGTTGTACTCTTACTATGCGCCCTGAACAACGCCCACAAAACTTATCTTATGATATGTTCTATGTATTTTTAGATAAATATATTAATGATACTTTATTGGAAAATCATGTTTGATATAATACTCGCCTAGCCTCAGCATAATTATTTATTTTATTTCTATTCATAAATAAAAACATTTCATACATAGCTAAATTTTTGAAATTTTCCAATTCCTTAATATTCCACCATAATTCATTCTTATATGGTAAAAATTCTTCTTTTGATGGTATTATGATTATTTCCATAAAAATACAAAATTCTACTTTTTTTACTACCGTTTTTGTCATTTTATTACTATTATATCATTATGTATATAAAAAATTGAATATATTAATTTATAATCGATTTTGTTAATTATATTCAAATATGCTTACTAGAAGTCAAACTAAATTGGCTACTGAACTCCCCCAAAAGGAATTATATAATGTCGATATCGATTTCGATGAAGCTAGTATCCTTTGGAATTCTAATAAAAAAAAACTAGCCAATTGTTGTTATAAATACGTTTGTGGTCTTAAAATAGGAGATAATAAATTTTGTAAAAAAAGTTCATATAAAAATAAACGTTATTGTTTTTGCCATAAACATTTAGAAAAATAATACTTTTCGTTTGAAACTATATAAAAAGTTTCTATTTATTTTTTTATATAATGGATAATATCACCATGACTGAAGAACAACAACAACAACCAACCAACCAATTTGATGGTCAAGTTCCTCCTCCTGCTGCTCCTCAACAAGAACAACGTCTTACCGAAGTACAAATCGTTGATGAAAATACTGCTCTTAATGTAATGGTTTCATTCTTAAATCTTGCCCAAAAACGTGGTACATTCAGTATTGATGAATCTGCCAAAATTTGGGAATGTATTCAAAAATTCATCCAACAACCTCCTCCACAAGCATAAAATATATATTTTACAATTATAAAAACATAAAGTTATTATTTAGATATATAATAACTTTTATTATGATTTGTACATTGACTGAATGGCAAAAAAAACAAAAAGATATTTCAGATTTTATAGTACAAGCTTCTGTTATGGATGGTACTGATTCATGGCAAATGTTTCCTATTGGAATGCAATATTCTTTTTGTAATATTTATAATGAAGGTAATAAACTTCAAATAGGAGAACATGAACTCACTGTTTATTTTGGTATAAGCGAAACTACAGATGCTAGAAGAAGACCTTTTGGGCTAAATCGCTCTTATTTTATTAATAATTTGAAAAAAAATAATATTATAAACAATACGACTGATTCAAATACTTATTTTATTAATTTGCCTAAATATAAATTTGTCATTTCTCCTGAAGGTAATGGTATCGATTGTCATAGACATTACGAAGCATTAATGGCTGGTTGTATTCCAATCATTGAAGATAATCCAATGACTAGATATAAGTATGTTGGTTGTCCTATTTTATTTACTATTGATTATAGTGAAATCAATGAAGATTATTTATTAAAAAAATATATTGAAATGATTAATAGAGAATACGATTTCTCACGTCTTTTTTTATCATATTATGATATTGATACTCAATATTATATTAAATTATGTGGTAATTTTTGGACGAATAAATTAGCGAATATAAATTGGTATAAAGATAATATTCAAAAATATATTAAAATGGATAATCTGTTATTTATTAGTGTTTTTAATTTTGGATGTATTGAAATTGCTCATAATCATTTAGAAAGTTTAAGGAAAAATAATATCGAAAATTATATAGCTTATGTTACCGACACAGAAAGTGTAGATTATTTATCTTCTCGTAATTATAATGTACAATTAGTAGATAATACTCAATATACCAAAGAAAAAAGTGATTTTGCTACTAAAAAATTCAATGAATTATCTTATTTACGTTATAAAATTATTTCCAATTTGTTAAGTGAGAACAAAACTGTTTGGTATCTTGATGTAGATACTGTTGTTTTAAAAGATTTGAATAAAGATTATAATGATAATTATAAAAATCTAGATTTTGATATTATGTTTCAAGATGATATTAATATGTTTTGTACTGGTTGTATGCTTTTTAAACCTATTCAAAAAAATAATCTTTTATGTCAATTAATTTATAATAATAGAAATGATAATGATAATGACCAAATTCTTTTACGTAATATTTTGATGGGTAATCCTAATATTTATCATATTAAAACATTCGATATTCTAAAATTTCCAAATGGTTTATTATATTTTAATGATTTACAAAATAATCCACATTGGAGAAAAGCTCAAGAATATTATAGGTCTTCCCCTAATAATACTCATTTTGTTCATGCCAATTGGATGGTAGGTGTGGATACTAAAATGAACGCTTTTAAATCCAAACAATTATGGTTTATCTAGATTTTCTAAATTACATATAATTTTATTCTATATGTAATTTGTTTTTTTATTCATATTTTGCTATATACGCATTACATTCATATAAAAATTCCTCGTCTGTTTTCGGTATAGATGTCTTGTATTTTACTTTCAATAATTCCACTACTATATACGTCAATTCATCTATTGTGGCATTCAAACGTTTCATTTCACCTGTCTTTATATTGAATAATTTGAATACTTTTTCACTTTCATCATCATCTGCCAATGGATATCCATCTTTATCAGAGCGTAATTTATATAACCACGCATATATTACTAATTGTAACATATGTTCTAATGTTATTTTATTAACACATTTCAATTCCCAACATATGTTCTCTGTTATTATGTCTGCTCTTGCTGTAAATCGAAATAATTTTTCACTTATATTATATTGTTTGAGAACTTCGTCTATTATTTTATGTTGTTCATCATTCGATGCCACTATTATATAATCCTCTATTTTGGGTGGTATATTTTGACAATCTTTACCTACCGTATTACGTAATCTTTCTTTACATTCAAATGCTATTTCATCGCTAACCCAATTATGTTCTTCTTTTTCTATTTGTTTTATTTTGAAAAACAGATTCTCTTGTAATGATGATACTATATTCGATAAATATAAATAATCTGATATACTTGTTATTGTTCTCGGTAATTCATTTATTATTCCATTTACAAAAGAATATTTTATTGAATTCAAATCACTCATTTGGATTTTTATCATTTCATTTAAAATACTATTTTCTAATTCTATACTTTGAGAACCTGTCCATATTTGTATTAACATATCGTAATACATACATGGTATTGCTATTCCTGTTATATCACTTACCTCCTCATAGAATCCTTTTCTGGTCTCTATTATAGATGGTATTTCTATTGTTGTCTCTTCTGTTGCCTCACGTTCTGTTATAAACATCTTTTCAAACATTTCATTGAACACTGATAAAATATCTTCTGGTATGAATTTGATTAATTCTGTTGGTGTTATCTTTTTTACCAAAGATGTATCTATTTCATCATCTATATATGAATTTGGATTATGTTCTCCTTTATGTATTCCTTTAAACTGTATATAATTTGTTTTCTTCATTTCTACATGACTCATTTTCAAAAAATCAAATGGACGGTCTTCTGCCCTTGAATCACTTTCTAATAAATACAACCCATTTTTTGCTCTTGTTGTACCTACAAATATAGTCGGCGGACATACTGTTCTCGGTATATTACGAGCATAGTATTTAAAATATGAATTATCAAATCCTACTACAAAAACATACTTTCGTTCTCTACCTTTTACACTATGAAATGTTGAAAACACGATTTTTCCATTACTTACTCGCTCGTCTAATTTTTCATCTTCCATCATAGGTACATAACACGGTATATCTCGTTCTACTAATAAGTTCTCTAATTTGCCTATAGCACTTCTATCTCCTTTTACCGAGGCGCCTATTATGAAAATTTCTCCTGGACTTACTCCTTGAGAAAACAACTTTAATATCTCAGCATATACTATTTTTATTAAATTATATATCGAATTTCTAATATAAAACACATTTTCACCATCTCTACATGCTGCCATTCGATTTTCTCCTAACAACGCATTATTTATAAAAGAACACATTTGGTTTGTTATTCTATAAGACATTTTCATTGTACATTTACAAAACTCGTTTGTTCTCAAATTCGGTAAATTTTCCCATATAGAATCTCCTAATTTCAAAAAACGTACATCAGAACCTTTGAATTCATATAAACCTTGCATATAATCACCTAGAATCAATAATTGGATTTTATGACCCATATCCATAATAAATTTTACTATTAATTGGAAATATAAAAATGTCATATCTTGACATTCGTCCAAAACTAACAAATCTAATTCTTCTATTCGAGAACCTGGTCTTTTTTTGTTATTGATAATTTTTCTTAGTTCTATATCTGTATGTGCTTCTCTTGAATAATATTTTACAGCCAAACTATGAAATGTATGTATTTTTATATTTTCTAATTCCATATCAATTGCTCTCTTCATTACTTCATGTCGTAACGATTTATTATATGTTATTTGTAATATTTTTTTATTCGGTAATCTTCCAGCAATAGATAATATTAGAGTTGTTTTTCCTGTTCCTGCTACAGCATCTACTACTACGTTATAACCTTGTGATACCCGATTGAATATTATTTCTTGTTCTTCACTTAAAATTACCATTTTCAATTACTGAATCGAGAACTTTCGAAAACTATAAATAAATATAATATCATAATATCTATTTATATCAATGTTTTTTATGTTTTTTATGTTTTTTATTTTTTATGTCTTTTATTTCTTGAACCTTTCTTTACTTTTTTTCTTGTATTGGTCTTTCGTTTTCTTTTTCTTGTTCCTCCTGTACTTACTGAATTATTATTTTAATTAGGATTTCTATATCTTGATAACGCTGTTATTCTCTTTA